GTTTTTTTTTTTTATTTCTTTCGAAATCAAGATTGTGAAAATTAATAACTAACACACATAAAAAACGTTATTTCCCTCAGGGATAACATTAGAAAATCTCGGAATTACCCACTCCAAATGAGCTGAACTTGTCTCATTATAGGTAGTGGATCCTTCACTAAAAATTCCAATGCCATCTTTACTGATCTCGAAAATAGATCCAGTAAATGGAAAATCGGCGACTTTGATGATCTCTCTGTCACCTGGAACGGTAGTAAGTAGATACTCACCACCGTTACGTTCATCTGACGTAGCAATCTCTTGTACAATTGCATCATCAGGTTGAGGTTCCTCCTCTTTGCCTTTCGCGCTCATAGCTGCGACTCGGCTCTCACCTAAAAACCCTTCACTGCCTCGGCGTAGGAAAACATAGGTCCATGAAATTTCAAGTAGAATATAACTGAAAAAGCGACTCCTGAACTAACTGAACATTTGAAACGTAAGGAAGGTAAATGGGAACTAGCTGGTTGTATCTGCCTGGAAATAGTTTCCGGAATGACAATGTCAACAACTTCTTGAACTCCGAAGTTGTAGGTGTTGCTCATGAAGTTGACTCCACCAGGAGCCAACACCACTGATTCCAAGGAACGATTGCCAAGTGTATTGCACACACCGAACTTGACGATCTGACTGGCTTTAGTGGTTTGATAAATCACTTGAAATTTTATCAGGTCCACTTTACCACAACCAAGCAAGTAATTAGATAAAATAGCTGAAATTGGTTGATCACCTGTGATCAAATTTGAATCGGTAACAACGGGAATTTGAAGTCTGAAATTGTAATCCTCCTCTTTCGTGATATTTTCCTCCAGCGCCACCTGCGCTAACGAAGAAACGGTTGTATTTTCAATTGGATTCACCATGATAAGTACGAAATAGCTGAAGTGTATTCGGCCACAGGTGCGATTAAGTCAGGACTTTCCTTGAAGATCGTGTCAAAGGCTTGAATCACTTGATTCACGTCCGCAATTTTCAACAAATCGTGACCGTCAGGACGCAAAGTCAATTTGTTCCATGGCAGAGGTTTTGAGTAACCAAACTTTTTCAAGTTGAAAATGATCCTGTTGACAGCTGAAGCGTGTTCCATTTCCTCACTTGTCAATATGTCGTACAGCTTATCTCCCAATTGGTAATTAACCGCAAACATGTCGAAGTAACCCAAAGCGATGTCATCCAGTTTCCCTCTAGATAAGTGACCTCGGAGTCGCTTGTAAAGGATCACTGGATTCTTCAACAACAATCCTTTCTTTGTCATGAATGAAACGAAATCACCAACATCACTTTCGTATCTTTTCTCAACCATGGTGTCAACTTCTTTGTAAGATTTGCTGAATTCCTGCCTGGGTATGCCTGCTGGTCGTATGATATCATCACCGGCGCTCCCCATCGGCGTTCCAGGTTTGAGATTGTACATGTAACATTCCCTAGCCGTAACTCCGACAGTGTTGCAAAGGAATGTGAACAACTCGCCTGAAAACGTCATCACACCCATATGCA